CCACATTGGATTGACGCTTACACAAAACTGACGAGTCAGAGCCGAACCTAGCCACATCCAATCCCCAAATAATCGGAGCGTCTTCATAGGCTCTGGTGTCTCGATGTTTAGCAGACTCAAGTAGTTCCATTGGGATAATCGTGTCATCGTCACTCCTTGGGAATTCACCAAGTACACGGATCCGATAGGCATTACTTTCCTCGCCATAGCGGGATTTCATGTCGTCTACATATTCGTTACTGACACGGGTAGAGTCCAGACAGGATACCCGTCTAGTCCACCATTCATCCTTTAGACGATTATGTGTGTCAAAGAAGAAGCCAGAAGAGCGTACTGGATTGCCTAACAGTATGGTTAGAGCGTTATGACCATTGGACGCTTGGCAGAGTTTATAGAGTGTTCTAGGCCTATGTTGTCTTTTTGGATAAACCATACTGATGAGCGTAGGGATGCGGTCCTGAAGGCTAGAAAGTTGAAGGCTGAAAAACTGGCTGAAGAGGCTTTAGAGATTGCGGATGAAGCTGATGAGACAAGTAACTCTGGAGTTAATAAAGCTAGATTGCAGGTTGATACCCGTAAGTGGATGGCCTCTAAGTTAGATCCTGAGAACTATGGAGATACTGCTAAAACCCAAGTAAACATCAGTTTGGGTGATCTGCACTTACAGGCTTTGAAGCACATGGGTAAGGCACAAGAAGTGACTACATTGGAAAACAATGGCGAATAATCCGTTTATCCAGTTCATTACCTTATACAGAAATAACCCTGTTCTGTTTGTCAAAGAGGTTCTGGGAGTTGAGCCTGATGAATGGCAACAAGACTTTTTGACTGCTGTTGCTTCTGGTGAGCGAAAAATTAGTATTCGTTCTGGTCACGGGGTTGGTAAGTCAACAACAGCGAGTTGGGCAATGTTATGGTTCTTGTTGACCAGGTATCCAGTCAAGGTAGTGGTAACAGCCCCTACTTCTGCCCAACTTTATGATGCTTTGTTTGCCGAACTAAAGAGATGGGTTAAGGAACTACCTCAACCTATCCAAGACCTGCTTGATGTCAAACAAGAGAGGATTGAGCTAAAGGCAAGTGCGACAGAGGCGTTTATCTCTGCAAGAACATCTAGAGCAGAGCAACCAGAGGCTCTACAAGGCGTTCACTCTGATAACGTGATGTTGGTAGCAGATGAGGCTTCTGGTGTCCCAGAGGCAGTATTCGAGGCTGCTGCTGGTTCTATGTCTGGGCATAACGCTCTCACCATCCTGCTAGGCAATCCAGTCCGTAGTTCTGGCTTCTTTTTTGACACACATAATAGACTAAAAGACGAGTGGTGGACTAAACGTGTGTCCTGTATTGACTCTACGAGGGTCAGTAAAGAGTATGTTGAGGACATGAAATCTCGCTATGGCGAGGAAAGTAATGCGTTCCGAATCCGTGTTCTGGGTGAATTCCCAAGGAGTGATGATGACACTATTATCCCAATGGAGCTGCTTGAGTCTGCCAAACATCGAGACACCAGAGCTTACGAGGATTCGCCTATTATTTGGGGACTGGACGTTGCTCGTTTTGGATCTGATTCGTCAGTTTTATGTAAGCGTCAGTCCAATGTAACCTCTTCTCTAGAGCGTTGGAGAAACCTAGACCTGATGCAGTTAACAGGTGCTGTGGTTGCCCAATACGAGGCTTGTGACCATAAAACCAAGCCAACAGAGATTCTGGTTGACTCTATCGGTCTAGGAGCAGGTGTTGTTGACCGACTAAGAGAATTAAAGCTTCCAGCTCGTGGAATTAACGTGTCTGAGAGTCCTGCAATGGGTGGTACTTATTTGAATTTAAGAGCAGAACTCTGGCACAAAGCCAAAGCCTGGCTAGAGAAAAGGGACTGCAAGATACCTAATAACGAGGATTTCATTGCTGAACTGGCGACAGTAAGGTATACATTTACCTCAAATGGAAAGATCAAGATTGAATCTAAGGATGATATTCGTAGACGAGGGCTTAAATCTCCTGACATGGCTGATGCATTTGTGTTGACATTCGCATCAGATGCGGCTACTGTGTCCTGGGGATCAAATAATTCATGGTCTAAACCGATCAAAAGGCTTATACGAGGGATTGTCTGATTGCTATTGCCATTTTAGAGCCGCCTAATAAGTGGCTCTTTTTTTGTTTAACACAATATGGTACTATTGGCAAACCTTTAGGAGACTCCTATGAAACTGGATAAAGCAGCCAAGAAAATTGGTAAGGTAATGGGTGAGTTCAAAGACAAGAAGTTGCACTCTGGCAAGGGCGGTCCTGTCGTTAAAAACCCCAAACAAGCAATCGCAATTGCAATCTCTGAGTCCAAACGGATGAAGAAAAAGTAACCAACTGGAGAACTTAAATGAGTAGTGTAGCCCGTGATGATCGTGGTCAATTAACCCAGATTTATGCTCTTGGTACAAGCCAAGTAATGACTGTTTCTGCTTCTAGCGTTCAGTCTAATGCAATTGCTTCTGATTGCACAATTATTCGTTTGGCAAGCGGATCTACAGCACATTGCCATTTTGAGATTGGCTCTAATCCAACTGCATCTTTGACAACAAGTGCAATGCTTCCTGCTAATACTGTTCAATATGTCAAAGTAGCTGGCGGTAGTAAAGTCGCTGTTATCCGTGGCGGTACAGCAGTTGATATTTCAATTACGCAAATTATCTAAAATGATTAAGCGTGGCAAAGAAGAGTTTTCTGGTTACAACAAACCAAAGAAGACTCCAAGCCATCCAACTAAAAGCCATGTCGTATTGGCTAAATCTGGTGACGAAGTGAAGATGATTCGCTTTGGGCAACAAGGTGTTTCTGGAAGTCCTGATGGAACTAAACGAAACGAAGCATTCAAAGCCCGTCATGCACAGAATATTGCTAAAGGCAAGATGAGTGCTGCTTATTGGGCAAACAAGGTAAAGTGGTAACTATGAAATGCCCTATCGCAACCCATGACATCAAGGTCAATCTGAAAGCCCGTGATTGGGCATTTAAGAATGTTGGCTATGGTCCTGCAAATCCAGAAGCAGAAAACACAGAATTCTGGGATGCAAAAGCAGATGAATGGCAGACCCCTGTTGAAGAAGCGAAGGGTATGCGTTGCGGTAATTGTGCAGCATTCATCCAGACTCCTGAGATGCTCCAATGTATTCTTTCTGGCATTGATGAAGAGACTGATGGCTATGCCAAAGATGTCCAAGGTGCTGCCAATTTGGGTTACTGCGAACTGTTTGACTTTAAATGCGCAGGTGAACGTACCTGTTCAGCATGGTTGTCTGGTGGTCCAATCACTAAGAAAATGACCAAGAATCAGCAGAATATGTTGATGATGGCTAAAACAGAATATGAGATGGGAGAAGATTAAATGGAAGCTTTATTAGCATCTTTTCTTGAATCCCTAATTCCAACAGCAGTTGGCGGTTCAGAAGCAGTAATGGGTGGTGGTGCTGCTCCAGTACCATTTACAGACCAATTAACTGGCTTTGCGCAAAACCAATTAAATCAACAAATGGCTCCAACAATGGAAGCCTATAAAACATTTACCAATCCAAATGCAACGATGGGTGACATGGCTAACTCAGCCTTCAAATATTCTTTTAACCCAAAAGAAGATGAAAAAGGTCTTATGGCTCCGCAGATGTCTAATCCCTATGGTGGGATGGCTAACAATTACGTTGGTGGCATTCCTTCTTTATTACAGAATACTAACTCTGGAATCCTCCCTTATATCGGCTCACGATAAGGAAATAATATGCTCGAAAATCCAATGTTGATGGCTGAAACTTTACAAGGCCAAATGGAGGGTGATGAGGTAATGTCTGAAGAGCAACTTCAAGGCGTTATCTCTGCGGAAATTACTGATGCCATTTCATTCATTGATGATGACATTGGTGGCAATCGTGCATTAGCAACAGAATACTATTATGGTCAACCCTTTGGTGATGAAGAAGAAGGCCGTTCACAAGTAGTATCAATGGATGTGCGAGATACAGTTCAAGGTATCTTGCCAAGCCTGATGCGCATTTTCTTTGGTCCAGAGCGTGTGGTTGAGTTCACCCCACAAGGACCAGAAGATATTGCCAATGCTGAACAAGCAACTGATTATGTTGACTTCATCTTCAAGCGTGATAACCCAGGTTTTAAGATTCTTCACTCTGCTTTTAAAGATGCTTTGGTACGCAAGTGCGGTATCGTTAAATACTGGTGGGATGAGTCCGTAGAAGTTCGTGCTGAGTCATTCTCCATGCTTGATGAACAAAGCATGATGATGCTTACTAGCGATCCAGACGTAGAGATTTCTGCGGTGCGTGAGTACCCTGTGCCTGGTACTGAGCCAATTAATGAAGCTCAAGGCATTATGACTCCACCACCCATGATGTACGATGTGGAGATCAAACGCAGAATTAAATCAGGAAAGATAAAGATTGAAGCTTTGCCACCAGAGGAATTCCTGATTGACCGCAGAGCAAAGTCTATTGACGAAGCTACTTTTGTTGGTCATCGCACAATGAAGACTGTTTCTGATCTCGTAGCAATGGGCTATGACTATGACGAAATGGTTGACGTTGCTGGCAATGGTAATGACTTTGACAACAATCAAGAGTATCAAGCCCGTAATCCATTTGCTGTTATCAATACTGCTAACAATGGTGATCCATCAAGCAAGAGTGTTTTGTACATTGAAGGCTATTTAAAAGTAGACTTTGATGGTGATGGCATCGCAGAGATGCGCAGAATTTGTACAGTTGGTACAGGCAATAAAGTTATCCGAAATGAGATTGTTGATGACCGACAGTTCGCAGATTTCTGCCCAGATCCAGAGCCTCATACATTCTTTGGTATGTGTCCTGCTGATGTTGTTATGGATATTCAGCGTATTAAGTCTAATGTTCAGCGTGGCATTTTGGACTCTTTGGCTCAATCTATCCACCCCCGTACTGCAATTGTTGAGGGGCAAGCCAACATGGATGACGTACTGAACACAGAAGTTGGTGCTGTTATTCGCATGAGAGCGCCAGGCATGGTTCAGCCATTTACAACTCCATTTGTTGGTCAGGCAGCATTCCCAATGCTTGACTACTTGGATGACATTAAACAGACTCGTACAGGCATTTCTAAAGCCGCTTCTGGCTTAGATGCAGATGCATTGCAAAGCACCACTAAGGCTGCTGTTTCTGCTACTGTAAATGCCGCACATCAGCACATTGAGATGATTGCTCGTATCTTTGCTGAAACTGGTTTGCGTAAGCTGTTTACTGGCATCTTGAAGTTGGTTGTTGAGAATCAAGATCGTGCAAGAATGGTTCGTTTGCGCAACACATTTGTGCCAATTGATCCACGTTCTTGGGATTCCAAAATGGATGTAACAGTAAATGTTGGCGTTGGTGATGGCACTATTGAAGACCGAATCAATATCTTGAATCAGGTTGCAATGCGTCAGGAAATGCTGATTGAAAAGACTGGTCCTAATAATCCTGTTGTATCTATACCACAGTACACAAATACTTTGACAAAGCTTTTGCAACTGGCAGGTATCAAGGATTCGCAAAACTACTTTAACCAGTTACCTGCTGACTTCAAACTGCCAGAACCACCTGCTCCAAAGCCTTCTCCAGAGGAGATGTTGGCACAAGTTCAAGCTCAAGCTATTCAAGCTGACATTCAGAAGAAGGCTGCTGAACTGCAGTTGGAGCGTGAAAAAACCATGTTGGCAGATGATCGTGAACGTGATCGTATTGAGCAAGATGGAATTTTGCGTAGATATGAGCTAGAATTGAAATATGGTGTACAAATTCAAAGCGCAGAGATTAATGCTGCAATGAATAAAGACCGAGAATTAATCCGTCAACAGGCTGCAATGAGTAATCAACAGCCCCAACCAATGATGTAAATGGACGATCTAGAAATTAACCTCGCAAGAGGAGACAGAGCAAAGTTACTTCTTGAGGATGAACTTCTCAATGAGATGCTAAAAAAGATTGAAGACGATTGTTATCGTGAGATTAGGGCTTCCAAGTTAATGGAAGGTCCAGTAAGAGAGCAAGCTTATTTGCTCCTTACAACAGTTGACATCTTGAGAGCAAAACTACGCTCTGTCATGGATACTGGCAAGATGGCAGAAGTTGCCCTTGTCCGTAGGCGTGGAAGACCACCAAGCAAATGATTGTTAAACTAAGAGGTAAGTATGTCCGATAACGCACAAGCAGTCGGTTCGATTACAGTAAACCAAGCAGCGCAAAGCTTTGCTACTATGCTAGACAGCCAAGATGGTGTTGACACTAGTGCAGAGGCGCAACCAGAGGAGGAGCAATCTGAATCTGAGTCTGAGGAAATGGAATCTGCGGAGCCGCAAGACGAAACAGAGGAAACTTCCGAGGAAGTAGAAGGCGAAGAAGAGGAAGCCGAAGAAGAAGCTCCTAGGGATGAGAAGTTTGTTGTCAAAGTTGATGGCAAAGAAATCGAAGTCCCGAAAGATGAACTTATCCGAGGCTACCAACGTGAAGCTGACTACACACGGAAAACGCAGAAACTAGCAGAAGAGCGCAAATTAGTCGAGTCTGAGTTTCAGCAAGTCCGTGGAGAGCGTGAACAGTACGCTCAGATATTAGGGCAATTACAGCAAAAACTGCAAGAGTTTGAGCCACAAGAGCCTGATTGGAATCGTTTAGAAGTTGAAGATCCAACTGAGTATGCCCGTCAATGGACATCACATCAGCGCAGACAACAACAGAAATTCGCAGTCCAAGCAGAGCAAGATAGGCTCAATCAAATGCGTCAGGCTGAGACACAAAAGCAGATACAAGCTGTTTTAGCGCAGGAAACTGCACGTTTGAAAGAGAAAATTCCTGAGTGGAGTTCTCCAGAGAAAGCTAAAGCAGAAGGTAAAGCTTTATTGGAATATGGTCAGAATTTGGGCTTTTCCGAGCAGGAACTGAACGGAATTACTGATTCACGGGCATTGCTTGCACTCCATAAGGCGTGGAAGTATGACCAGATGATGAGTAAACGTCCAGAATTCCAAGCAAAGATTAAAAAAGCTCCGAAGATGGCAAGTCCTGGTTCAGCTGGTAGTGTAAGTTCTAAATCGAGTGATATTAATAACGCAAAAAAGCGTCTTGCACAAACTGGAAGCGTCAGAGATGCCGCATCCCTTTTCGAGAAATTCATTTAAGGAATTATCATGTCAGCTATTACCAATACATACACACGATTTGACGCTAAAGGCGTTCGTGAGGACCTTTCAAACGTCATCTATCAGATCTCTCCAGAAGAGACTCCATTCATGTCTAACATTGGTCGTGAAAACGTATCCAATACATTCTTTGAATGGCAAACAGATGATTTGGCTTCTGCCATCACTACAAATGCTCAGATCGAGGGTGATGACATCACTTCTTTCACAGCAGCAACTCCTACAGTTCGTTTGGGTAACTACACCCAGATTAGCCGTAAAGATGTGATCATTTCTGGCACTTTGGAATCTGTTGATAAAGCAGGTCGTCGCTCTGAGTTGAGCTACCAAATGGCTAAAAAATCTGCTGAAATTAAGCGTGACATGGAGGCCACAATGTTGGCTAACCAAGCCGCTGCTGCAGGTTCTACATCTTCTGCCCGTAAATCTGGCGCTTTGTTGGCCTTCTTGAAGACCAATACAAACGAAGGTTCTGGTGGTGGTGATCCTTCATACACAACTATCCCTGATGCAGCTCGTACAGATGCTACAACTACTAACTTGCGTTCATTCAGCGAGACATTGCTGAAAGACGTAATTCAGAAGGTGTGGACAGAAGGCGGTTCACCATCTATGGTTATGGCTGGTCCTGTTAACAAGCAGAACTTGTCTAAGATGGCTGGTATCTCTGCTCAACGCTACAATGTTGCTGGTGGCGCTCGTCCCGCAACTTTGATTGGCGCTGCAGATATTTATGTTTCCGATTTCGGCAACGTGAATATTGTTCCTAACCGCTTCCAACGTGAGCGTGATGTGTTCGTGCTTGATCCTGAGTACGCAGCAATTGCTTACTTGCGTCCCTTCCAGACAGTTGAACTGGCTAAGACAGGTGACGCTGAGAAGCGTATGCTGTTGTGCGAGTGGGGCTTGAAAGTTAAGAACGAGAAGGCTCATGGCGCTGTCTATGACCTGAACTCAACAATTCAGTCTTAATCTGAACTAAGGGGTGGGCTAATTACCCACCCTTTTTACTTATGACTACAAAAATCTTTGACATTGATCCCGTATTGGGAACTAAGAAACTTTGGCACTATGATGCTGAAAAAGATCAAGCCACAATTCAAACAGTAATTGATGCCACTCTTGTAGTAGAGACAAATAAAGAGAGATTTAATTCTTTTGATGAACGAGCTAATTGGAATGGAGATATGCACCATGTGGCATCTATCCCTATGGCCTTGTTCTATCAAATGAAAGCCGAAGGAAAACTTGATGACCAAGCTTATATGAAGCGTTGGCTCAATGATCCTGACAATCGTGCATTTCGCACAAGACCTGGAGAAGTTTAATGGATAGTAAGACCATTGGAATTTTGGTTCCAACACGGGATTTTGTTAACTCTGGATTTGCTTTTGATTTAGCAAGACTAGTGGGATATACAGTAGGTAGATCTCATCACAAAGTTGTGATTTACACTAGTTCTGGCACATTGTTGTCAGCTCAACGTCAGGATTTAGCTAGAGATGCAGTTGCTGCTGATTGCACTCATACTTTATGGCTTGATAGCGATATGAGATTTCCAAAGGATGCAATCCTACGTCTTCTAGAACATGATACAGGTATTGTTTGTGGAAACTATGCAAAACGCAGGTTTCCAACTGAGCCGATTGCGGTAAAGAAAAATAGCCCAGATATGGATGCAACATTCGTTAATCGGGTATATACTGAAGCTGATTCAACAGGACTTGTTGAAGTAGACTACTGCGGAATGGGCATCATGCTTGTCAAGTCCGAAGTCTATAAATCTATGGAATATCCTTGGTTTGCTATACCTTGGGTTCCTGCTGCGGAAGACTACATCGGTGAAGATGTATGGTTTTGCCGTAGAGCTGCCCAGAATGGGTATAAAACATATGTCGATCAAGATCTTTCTAAAGAGATCTATCACATTGGCACATTTGAATTTAAACATGAGCATACACTAGCGTGTAGGGATGTAGAAAATGGCACTTGATACATTTAGTGGACTGAAGACAACTATCGCTGATTATCTTAATCGTGATGATCTGACTTCTGTAATCCCTAGCTTTATTACTCTGGCAGAAGCAAAATTTAATCGTAAATTGCGTGTACGCCAGATGGTAAAACGAGCGACTGCCACTTTAGATACTCAATACTTTGCTTTTCCATCTGACTTCTTGCAAGCTAAAGAGTTCCAACTGAATACAAACCCAATCACCTATTTGCAGTATGTAACGCAAAACCAAGGTGATTACGGAAGTGAAAACTTGTATATTTCTGCTGGCAAACCTCAGTTTTATACAATTATTGGCTCTCAAATAGAAGTTATACCAACACCTGATACTAGCTATACAGGTGAACTTACCTATTATGGTAAGATTACTCCGTTGAGTGATTCAAACACAAGCAACTGGCTTCTAACGTATGCTCCAGACTTGTACCTGTATGGTGCATTGCTTGAGGCAACTCCATACTTGAAAGATGATGAACGTCTTGCTACATGGAGTTCGTTGTATACCAACTCCTTGGGCGACATAGAGGTTGCAGATCAGAGGGCATCTGTTTCTTCTACTCCGATTGTTCGTGCCCGATCTTTGGGGTGATATATGGCTGGTTCATTTTCAGACTACTTAGAAGACAAGCTTCTTAAACACGCATTTACAAACACTACATATACACCTGCATCTACTTTATATGTAGCCCTTTATACTTCGGCTCCATCTGATACAGGTGGTGGTACGCAAGTAAGTGGTGGAAGTTATGCACGAACGTCAGTTGCATTTAGTGTAAGTGGAACTGGTACTTTATGTACAAACTCTGCAGCAGTTGAATTTCCTGCTGCTACGGCTTCTTGGGGAACGATTGTTGCTGTTGGTGTATTTGATGCTTCAACAGCAGGTAATTTGCTTGCCTGGGCCGATTTAACCACAAACAAAACTATTGATACAGGCGATATTTTCCGTATCCCTGCTGGCGATCTTGACATCACATTGAGTTAATTATGGCACTTGTACTTGCTGATCGGGTAAAGGAAACTACTACCACAACAGGCACAAGTGATTTCTCGCTTGGTGGCGCTGCTAGTGGCTTCCAAACATTCTCTGCTGGTGTTGGTAACAACAACACTACCTACTATGCTGTTTCCCTTGGTTCTGATTGGGAAGTAGGTTTAGGCACTCTATCATCTGATGGATTGACTCTTGCTAGAACTACTGTTCTTCAATCAAGCAATTCAGATACTAAAGTTTCATTTGCATCTGGTGCTAAAGATGTTTTTGTAACATATCCTGCTGATAAGTCAGTATTGTTAGATGCTACACAGACTCTGGCAAACAAAACTTTAACTAGTCCTACATTAACTACACCTATTCTTGGCACTCCTCAAAGTGGCGTTTTAACAAATGCTACTGGTTTGCCATTGACAACTGGTGTTACAGGAACACTTCCAGTAGCTAATGGCGGTACTGGAATCACATCTTTAGGTACTGGCATTGCAACATTTCTTGGAACTCCAAGTTCTGCAAATTTAGCTGCCGCATTGACTGATGAAACTGGTACAGGTGCAAATGTATTTGCTAATAGCCCAACTTTAGTAACCCCTGCATTGGGTACGCCATCTAGTGCAACATTAACTAATGCTACAGGATTGCCTATTAGTACTGGCGTTTCTGGTTTAGGAACTGGTGTAGCTACTTTTTTAGGAACACCATCAAGCGCAAATCTTGCAGCTGCATTAACAGATGAAACTGGTAGTGGTGCTAATGTATTTGCTAATACCCCAACATTAGTTAGTCCAATTTTAGGTACTCCTACATCTGGAAACCTATCAAACTGTACTGCTGATGGCACTGATTCAGTTGGATTTAGAAACATTCCTCAAAACAGTCAGTCTGCTGCATACACACTAGTTTTGTCTGATGCTGGAAAACATATTTACCATCCTTCAACTGATGCGAATGCTAGAACATTCACAATCCCTGCAAATAGTTCAGTTGCATATCCTATTGGAACTGCAATAACATTCATAAATATGACAAGTCAGGTAGTGACAATTGCTATTACTACAGACACAATGTATTTGAGTTCTGCAGGAACTACAGGATCTAGAAGTTTGGCTCAATATGGTTCTGCAACAGCAATTAAAATGACTAGTACAACTTGGTTGATTTCTGGAAGTGGATTGACATGAGTGGTGCGTTACAAGCAGTTTTTCAAAATCAAAGATCATTTATTACTGTACCTGGCGCTCCAACAATTGGTACAGTAACAATATCTGGAACAACTGCGTCTGTACCATTTACTGCACCTGCTAGTAATGGTGGTGCAACCATTACATCTTATACAGCAACTTCCACTCCTGGCAACATTACAGGAACATTGAGTCAATCTGGTTCTGGAACAATTACTGTATCTGGATTGACATCTGGTACATCTTATACTTTCAAAGTTAAAGCAACAAACTCTGTTGGTACTGGTCCAGAAAGTTCTGCAAGCAATAGTGTTACAGCAACAACACCTGCAGGTCAGACAGCATACACATCTCCAGGAACTTATACATTTACAGTTCCTGCTGGTGTGACTAGCATTTCTGTTGTATGTGTTGGCGCTGGTGCAGGTGGTGCAGATGCTTCATTAGGTGGTACGGCTGGTGGTGGCGGTGGACTTTCATATGTAAATAGCATTTCCACAACACCTGGAGAATCTTTAACAGTTTATGTTGGACAAGGTACTGCTGGCGCTCAACAAACAGGCACAAACATTGCCATAAACAGATACTCATATTTAAAAAGATCTAGTACAACTTTGGCTAGTGCAATATGCGACATTGGTGGTAATGCAAATGTTGATAGTTATTGGTATAAGGGTGGATATCCAGATGTAGGGACTGGTGGTACTGCTGGCAATGGAGTTGTTGGTGGTGGTGGAGCTGGAGGTTACTCTGGTAATGGAGGTCTTGGTGGTAACGTCCAAAGTGATGGAAACGCTGGTTCTGGAGGTGGAGGCGGTGGTGGCTCTGGCAATGGTTACTATACAGATCCTAGTTGCAATACATTTGCTACTGGTGGTGGCGGTGGCGGTGGTGTTGGTATATTGGGTGAAGGTTCAAGCGGTGCTGGTGGAACATTGACCAATGATGGGCTTACTAGTGTAAATGCTGGTGGTGGCGGTGGTGGAAGTAGTGGTGGTTCTGGATCTGGATCAGGTCGCAATGCAAATGGTGGCGCAGCAGGGGCTTATGGTGGTGGCGGTGGTGGACGAGGAGAAGCTAATCCAGGAGCAGGTAGTAGTGGTGCAGTTCGCATTATTTGGGCTGGTGGATCTGGTGTAACTAGAGCATTCCCATCAACTAATACAGGAAATCTGTAAATGTCATTATTTATTCAAATTAATAATGGAACTCCAATTAATCATCCGCTTACGTTGGAAAATATGTTATATGTTTTTCCTGAGTTTGATGGAAGAAATCTTCCTGATGGTTATGCTAAGTTTGAGCGTACATCTAAGCCAACAGAATTAAAATTTCAAATAACTGATGGTCCTACATATCAAATTATTGATGGAGTAGTCAAAGAAGAATGGTCTGTTCGACAAATGACTGTAGAAGAAAAAACATCTTTTATTAATAATTTGCGTTCAATGCCAATGCCAGAAGGATTTGTCTTTGATGAAGATTTACTTGAGTGGAAAAAAATTGAAATTCAAGGAAGCGCACCAAATGTCATTGGCTAAATCAATAATTCTTGAAAACCTTGGTGACTTACAAGGTGCAATGTATGATTTTGAAAAAGCTGGTGATATTGTTCCAAAACACATCCACACAGAATCAAACGCACACATCACTATTGTTGCCCGTGGTAAATTAAAGGCATATAGCCATGATTGGGAGAGAGAGGTAATTGCTGGTCAATTATTAGATTTCCGTCCAAATGAGCCACATGAACTAATGGCGCTGGAAGACAATACAAGAATTTTTAACATTACCAAAAAGTTTGGTGGTGTACATAACGATATTAATACTGTATAAATATCATGGAAAATAAAATTGTACTTACTGATGAACAATTACAACATTTGGTTGAAAAAGTTACTGAAAAAGTAATAGAAAATGTTTATATTAGCATCGGTGAAAGTGTTGTTAAAAAGTTTTTCTGGCTTGTAGGTTTAGGCACAGTTGCCTTACTTGCATGGCTAGGAGGAAATGGTCATCTTAAATAATGTTTGGCTTTTACTCACTTTCTGAAGCGCCTATATCGTCACTAGCTGGTGGCGCTAAAGATGCGTCTGCGAATGTTTCAGCATCTTCATCAGTAAGTGCAAGTGCCATATATTTATCTGGTGGTAGCGCAACTAGTGCATCCACTTCAGTTGCATCATCAAGTGCAAATTACACGAGACAAGGAAGCGCAGACATAGCGTCAAGTTCTTCTATAACTGCATATGCAATAAGTGTATATTCAACGATAATTGTCATATTCCCAGAAAGTACAGTATCTGCTAATGGTATGGCTGTATATCTAACATCAGCAAATCTATCTAGTTCTTCAAGTTTTACCGCTTCTGGTAGACGGAAATGGGAAGATCAAGCTGATACTTCAGAAAACTGGACAACAATCTCAGACGTTTCTGAAAGCTGGACTGATGTTTCAGAACAATCAGAAACTTGGACTACAGTAAATTAAGAGGTCAACATGGCTGATACAACAACCACAAATTTAAGTCTTACTAAACCAGAGGTAGGCGCTTCTACCGATTCATGGGGTACTAAGATTAACACAGACTTAGACACCATTGATGCGTTGTTTGATACTGGTCCTTTGCTCAAAGTTACCAAAGGCGGTACTGGTGTAGGAACTAAAACAGGTACTGGATCTGTTGTATTAAATACATCTCCAACATTGGTTACACCTGCTTTGGGAACACCTGCTTCTGGTGTTGCAACAAATCTGACAGGTTTGCCATTAACTACTGGTGTTACTGGAACTTTGCCCATTGCAAATGGCGGCACAGGATTGACAGCTGCAGGTACTGCTGGTTATTACCTGAAGTCTGATGGCACTAATTTTGTATCATCTCCAATCAGTACTGATTACACAATTGCAGTTTCATCTAGAACATCAAACACAATTTTAGCTCTTGGTGACAATGGCTATTACATTGATATTACTAGTGGAACTTTTAGCCAAACATTTACAGCAGCAGCAACATTGGGTGCAGGTTGGTGGTGTTACATTGGTAATTCTGGCTCTGGAAACATTACATTAGATCCAAATGGTTCTGAAACTATTGATGGTTTAACAAGCTTTGTAATGTATCCAAGTGAAGTGCGTTTGATTACTTGTACTGGTACAGGATTTAAATCTGTTGTAGTAAATCCATTCTTCTTGACAGTTACATCAACATCTTCTGTAAAACTTCCACCAGGTTATAAAGTTTTAGGTTTTGACATCATTGGCGCTGGCGGTGGTGGTGGTAATGGTGGAGTTGGAAGTACGGCATATGCTGAAGCTACTGGAGGCGGTGGTGGAGGCGGTGGCGCAAGACTATATGCAAGCATACCAATGAGCTACATTGGTTCTGCTGGTGATAGTATTACCGCTACTGTTGGTGCTGCAGGTACAACCTCTTCTGCAGGTGGAAACTCATCATTTGGTTCTAACATCATTGCTTATGGCGGTGGCGGTGGAGCTACTGGAAATACAACTGCCTCATATTATTCTTATGGTGGCGGTGGTGGTGGTCAATTAAGTGCAGGTGGCAATGGAAGCATTAGCTCAAGCGGTCCTTCTGCTATTTCAAACTTAGGTGGCGCTCCAAGCATTAGTGGCAACGATTCATTCTGGAACAACATCTCTTTTGGTGGTGGACAAGGAGCTGGATCAAATGCAGTTTATGGAGGTGGCGGTGGTGGTGCATTTGGTTTATATGCAACATCTACTGGTGGCTCTTCATACTATGGCTCTGGTGGTGGCGGTCAAGGTGGTGGTGGACGAGGTAGTGCAACAGGTAGTGCTGGCGGTGCTTCTTTGTCTTACACAACTGGTGGTGGCGCTGCAGGAGGTGCATCTGGCGTACCAGCTGCAGTAGGATCTAATGGTACAACTGCTGCCAATGGTGCAGGTACTGGTGGCGGTGGCGGTGGTTCAACTACTAACTTTACATCTTCACCAGGAAATGGTGGCAATGGCGGTACTGGTGGCTTCCCAGGTGGTGGTGGCGGTGGTGGCGGTGGCGCTCCTACTGGTTACTCTGCTGGTACTGGAGGCGCAGGTGGCGCAGGTGTTGTTCGTGTCTGGGGCATTGCTTAAGAGAGAACAGTATGTACATTCCATTGAACATACCTCCAGGCGTTTTTAAGAATGGTACTGAGTACCAATCTAAAGGGCGCTGGAACAACTCTAATCTGGTACGTTGGTATCAGAATACATTGCGTCCTATTGGTGGATGGAGAAAGAAATCTTCAAGCCAACTGACTGGCTCTGCCCGTGGAATCATTGCATGGCGTGATAACAGTAATCTCAGGTGGACTGCTGTTGGCACTCATTCAAAACTATACGCCCTTAATGAGGGTGGAACTCCATACGATATAACACCAACTTCATTTACTGTTGGTATTGCAGATGCTGATGCAAAGCTTGGATATGGTTATGGAACATATGGTACGGCAGCTTATGGCATTGCTAGACCAGATACAGGTTCATACACTCCTGCAACAACATGGAGTTTAGACACATGGGGTCAGTATTTGGTTGCTTGTTCTAATGCTGATGGAAAGCTTCTTGAGTGGCAATTAAATACAGGTACTGATGCTGCCGCCATTACGAATGCACCAACTTCTTGTTCTGCTTTAGTAGTAACTGAAGAAAGATTCTTATTTGCTTTGGGTGCAGGTGGCAATCCTCGTAAAGTTCAATGGTGTGACCAAGAAAACAATACTGTTTGGACTCCAAGTGCAACTAACCAAGCTGGTGACTTTGATCTGACAACATTAGGTTCATTAATGTGTGGCAAGCGTGTTCGTGGTGCTACCATTTTGTTTACTGATGTTGATGTTCATTCAGCGACATATATTGGCCCACCATACGTTTATGGATTTGAGCGCATTGGTACTGGATGTGGTGTAATTTCCCGTCAAGCAGTAGCAGCAACAGATAATTCTTGTATTTGGATGTCAAAGTCAGGCTTCTGGATGTTTGATGGCTTTGTTAAGCCTTTGCCTTGCGATGTTGGAGATTACATCTTTAACAACATAAATTATCAGCAAGCCTCTAAAGTTTATTGTGTTCACAATTCAGCTTATGGTGAAGTTTGGTGGTTCTATCCAAGTTCAGCAAGTACTGAAAATGATTCTTATGTGAGCTTTAACTATCGTGAAGGCCATTGGGCTATTGGTAGTTTTGGAAGAACTTGTGGAACTGACGCTGGTGTATTTATAACTCCCTTGATGGTTTCTTCTGATTCATACTTGTATGAGCATGAAACAGGATTTATATATGACTCTGTTGCCCCATATGCTGAGTCTGGACCAGTTGAATTGGCCTCTGGAGACAGGGTAATTAATATCACGGGACTGGTTCCTGATGAAAATACTTTGGGTGATGTAAAGGCTAGGTTTAGTACCAAGTTTTATCCAAATGCCACAGAATATTCATATGGCCCTTACACCATGAACACTCCAACATCTGTTCGTATTACTGGTAGACAGATTGCTGTAAAAATTGAAGGCAATGTGAATACTGATTGGCGAGTAGGAGTCATCCGCTTGGATGGCAAGCCAGGAGGTATGCGTTGAAACTGCCTACACCTACTGCCTCATACGATGTCAGAGATCAAGCAAATGCACGAAGAATTGCTGAGTCTGAGGATGTTAATAATTACAAGAAAAATCAAGACGTAGAGATTGGTTCTAGGAAGATTAGCCCACCAAACAGGCTAATTATTTCTAGTCCCAATGGAACTCGATATGAGATTCTGGTAAGCAATACAGGTACTTTATCTGCTTCAGCCCTATGATTGACTATGAAAAGTACAAGATTGATGGAGAACTTCCATTATGGGCTGTACTTTTTCAAAAAGTAGAAAAAATACTTGAACCTGCTTTAGAATACGACAACACACATAATCTGCAGGACGTAGCCGACTGTATAGACAGTTGTACGATGCAGTTATGGCCTGGGACTAACAGCGCAGTAGTAACTCAGGTTCAGAACTTTCCAAGGATGAAAGTTTTGCATATATTTTTGGCGGGTGGTAATCTAGAAGAACTAGAGACACTAACCCCCCATATTCAGAAGTTCGCTGAAGACATGGGATGCCGCAAGATCACCTTAACAGGTCGAAGAGGCTGGTCAAGAACTTTTGTATCCAAATTTAACATGAAGCCAACACATTATTGGCTTTCTACGGAGGTGTAATTATGTCTGGTGGTTCAAGTCAACAATCATCGCAGCTTGATCCTGCAATGCGTGATGCGTTCTTAAAGAACGTAGAAAGCGCCCAAGGAGTTGCAGGTGGTCTGCAAGCTAGAGAGTTTGCAGGATTTACTCCTGACCAACAGGCAGGATTCAATGTAGCCCGTCAGTTTGCTGATCCCCGTGGAGAAGTCTATACTGGTATGCGTTCAGCATTTGATGTTGCTGGTCGTGCTGCTAATTACAACCCACAGAATGTCACATATAACGCTTTTGGTGGTGCAACAGTAGCTCCTGCGGCTTTAGCTGCCCAACAAGGTTATACGGCTCAGACTGGTACTGCAGCTAGTGCAGGTGCTGCCCAACAAGCAGGTTCACAAGGATTTACTGCTGCACAAACTGGTCCTGCCGCACAAGCACAAGGTTTAGGTTATACAAGCCGTGAATTTGGCGGTGTAAGTGCTGGTCCTGCTGAACGATTTGCTGGTGCAACTGCTGGTCCTGCTCAACAAGTAACTGCCGCAGAACTTGCTCGTTCTTCTATCCGTGATGTTGGCGCTCAAGGTGTTACTGGTGCAGGAGTTACTTCTGAGGCTTTGGGACAGATTGCTCCACAGGCAAGAGCAAATATTCGTGATGTTAATGCTGGTTCATTCTTGAATCAGAATATTCAACAGTACATGAACCCTTACACTCAGGCTGTTACTGAGCAAAGCTTGGCTGATTTAGAGCGTTCACGACAACTTGAACAACAGCGTACTGCCGCACAAGCTACTGCTGCCAAGGCTTTTGGTGGGTCTCGTCAAGGTGTTGCTGAAGCAGAAACTAATCGTGCTTTTGGTGAGAATGCCGCACGTTTGGTTGCTCAACAGAATGCTGCCGCTTATGCTGCCGCACAACAAGCTTCTGAGGCTGATTTGGCCCGTCAGATGCAAGCTCAACAACTTAATCAAGCTCAAGATTTGGCTACTACTCAGCAGTCTTTGCAACTTGCAGGACAGTTTGGTTTAGCCAATCAAGATGCAGCTTTAAGGGCTGCTCTTGCCAATCAAGGTGTTGATGTTTCTACTGGTCAGCTTAATGCAAATCTTGCTCAACAAGCTGCATTGGCTAATCAGGCTGCCGCAAATCAAATGTCGCAGTTCAATGTTGGCAATCTTCAGCAAGCAGGTTTAGCTTCACAAGCACAAGCCAACCAGATGGCTCAGTTTAATGCTGGTAACTTTCAACAAGCAGGTTTGGCCTCTCAAGCTGCTGCTAATCAAGCTGCACAGTTTGGTGCTGGCGCTCAGAATCAAGCCGCACTTCAGAATGCTGCCGCACAGAATGCCTTGGCTCAATTTAACGCAGGTAATTTGCAACAAGCCAATCAGTTTGGTTCTGCTGCCGCCAATGCTGCTGCCTTGCAGAATGCTGCCGCAGGTAATCAAATGGCACAGTTCAATGCTGGTAATCAGCAAGCCATGACATTGGCTAATCTTGCCGCACAAAATCAAGCAGGTCAGTTTGGTGCTTCTGCATTTAATCAAGCAGGTTTGGCTAACCAAGCGGCTCTTAATGCAGCTGCAGCTCAACAAGCAGGTTTGACTCAGCAAGCAGGTTTGACAAATGCTCAGAACTTCTTGCAAGCCAATCTAGCTAACCAACAAGCAGGTTTGACTGCTAACCAACAGCGTTTGGGTGCTTCTGGTCAGATGGCGAATATTGCTCAAGGTGGTCAACAGATGGGTCTTGCAGGTTCACAAGCTTTGCAGAATATTGGTTTGCAACAGCAGCAGTTCTCTCAAGCTCAGTTGGATGCCATCCGCAATCTGCCATTGGAACAACTCTAATCTGGTACGTTGGTATCAGAATACATTGCGTCCTATTGGTGGATGGAGAAAGAAATCTTCAAGCCAACTGACTGGCTCTGCCCGTGGAATCATTGCATGGCGTGATA